AGGTTTAGCTACTGATTTCTTTTTAGGAGGTGAAATATCATTCTTATCATCTAAAATAGGAGAAATTACAACTTTCTTTTTAGGTTTAGCTACTGATTTTTTCTTAGGAGGTGAAATATCATTCTTATCATCTAAAATAGGAGAAATTACAACTTTCTTTTTATGTTTAGCTACTGATTTTTTCTTAGGAGGTGAAATATCATTCTTATCATCTAAAATAGGAGAAATTACAACTTTCTTTTTAGGAGCACCACCTTTTTTAATATCATCATCTTCATTAGAACTATCACTCATATTTTCAATCATTCTAAAATGTTTTTTAATGTCTTTAGGATAAATACGTTCAATTTTTTCAGGAAAACTAAAATTACAAACAGCACGCGTGAATGCACGATATACAGAAGAACTTTCTCCAAATAATCCTTGTCCTTTTTTCTTATTTAAATCTTGCTTAATTTCATAATTTCTAGCTTTAACATAATTATTAAATTGTGAATCAGTCATATATAATTCTCTTTTAATAGGTGGTTCAATTCTTGGAAATAATTCACTACCACTAATACTATAATAACTTACAGTGCCTAAAATTCTTCGCATAAATAAATCTTCATTTTTAACACTTGGATTATCAGGATCTGAAACATCTAAAAAGAAGTCATTGAATTCTGTCTTAATATTTGGTAAAGCATTATAATTATAAATATTAAATTTTATATTCATTTTAATACCATTCATTTCATTTAATGCCTTAATAATATTTTCAATCATCATATCAGAAGACATACCCCAATCTGATTTATTAATTTCATCATTTGAATTTCTTATAAAACCGTGAGGTAATAATGAAATTAATATTTTTTTATCTTCATTATCAATTGTAAATTCATCAATATAATTATTTAAATTTTTAATATTCATATGATTAATAAATTCTTGTATTGATAATAATTTAGAAGTTTTTGTATATGTTATTTGATATACACTCATATAACCTCTAATTAAATTAATTAATGTTGCTATTTCATAAGGATTATTGATCATTGGTGTTCCAGATAATAAAATTATTTTAGCATCTTTTGCAGCCATTAAATAAGAATAAACAGTTCTTGCTAAAATACTACCATTAACAACTCTACTAATAAAATTATGAACCTCATCAATAATTATGAACCCATTATCAAAAGGTGATTTACCCAAACTTTTAATTAATTTTGATGATAATCCATTATAACTTATAAAAGTATATCTATTTTTAATAATATGAGATGTTGTAGTTGAAATAGCTAATTTATCATCATTATCAGGTTTAGTTTTCATAATTATTGCATTAGGTATATCATTATTATATAAAGGTATCCAAACAATACCTTCTTTTTTAATAAAAGTTGAAGAAATAGCATATTTATTTTCTAAAATTTCTAATGCTTTTTTATTAGTTTTAGAAATTTTAATTTGTGTCCAATCTTTTTTAAGATTAAGTCCAATTGAACTTATTTTTAAAATTTCATTTTCATAATTAACAGCTAATGACGCAGGGCTTAAAACAAATATCTTTTTTTTCTCAATATAACCTTCAGCTGCTGCTATAGATGCACCTGATTTACCCGAACCTAATTCATGATATAATAACGCACCTCTATAAGGACTATTAAATTGAATATAATCTCTTATAAATCTTTGTTGAGGATATAAATTTACAGTATCTTCATTCATTTCGCAAACATTTTCATCACATTTACACTTAGGTTTTTTTAAAATAGATGAATAATAATCAGGTTTAAAAGATTTAAAAAGTTTTTCATTATAACCTATTCTATTTGGTAATATCCAATCATTTGGCATTACCTCATTTATCATTGATAATTCTATTATTATATAAATATAAATATATATATAATATTGAATTAAAATGTTAAAAATTATTATTGATAGTCGTGAAACAAATTTATTTAATAATATTATTGAACGCGATTTAGATAAATATACTAATAAAATAACAATAGTAAAACAACAACTAGAAATTGGTGATATTCATATTGAAATGGATGATTTAATTTATGTATATGAGAGAAAAACTATAAATGATTTATTAAGTTCTGTTAAAGATAGTCGATATAAAGAACAAAAATCAAGATTATTATCAAATTATAAGAATGTTAATTATATTATTGAAGGTTCTGATATAATTGCAAGTAATAATCTTCATAATCAAAATTTATTAACAAGTATTTATTTTAATTCAACTTATAGAGATAATATTAAAATTTTCTTTACAAAAAATGTTAATGATACAATAACATTTTTATTAATGTTATCAACAAAAATAATTGATAAACCCCATAATTTCATTTTGAATGAAACACAAAAAACAGAACCTAATTATATTGATATATGTAAAATTAAATCAAAAAAGAGTGATAATATAGATAAAGAAACTTGTTATTTATTACAATTATCACAAATTCCTAATATCTCTAAACAAATAGCTAAAAATATTAAAGATATTTATCCAACAATGAAAATATTAATTAATACATTAGCTATATCTGAAAATCCAAATGAATTATTAATGAAAATTCCAAATATTGGCAAACAAAAAGCAATTAAAATTATAGAATATTTATTATAATTCAGTCCAACTTTTAATTGAACTAAATGTATCTCCATACCATTGTTTATCTTTTTCAATTTTAGGATAATAAACATTAGAATAAAATGACAAATAACCAATAGTTGCTGAAAATGAACCATGCGATAAAATAATATTTTTGCATGTACTTCCAAATTGAATTGTTTCAATTTCATTATAATCTATTAAATTTGCATCCGGATATTCTTCATTTATTTTTTTAATAATATCATGTGTAAGTGTATCAGATGCAATATAAATATTATCAAAATTATTAAACTCTTTAATATATTTAATAGCCCTTAAATAATAATCTAGTCCTGGATTAAAATGTGCAACATCGCCTAATCTGATATGTATAAATATATCATTATTATTATTATATCTTTCTTTAAATTTGTTTTTTTCAATAATGTTAGATTTAACAATATCATAATGTAAATAATCTCGCATCATAATACTATTTTCAGGTGTTTGAAAAAAATTATTATTAGGATTTAAATTATAAGTAATATTACAAGCATTATAAATATCAAAATAATTTAATTCATTTAATTCATTTGTATTAGAATATATTTCAGTTCCTATAAATAAATCAATCCCAAGTTGAGAAGAAATTAAATCATAATTAGCATAATTAACATTTAAATTATGTTTTTTAGCAATAAAACTAACTGCTAAATTTCTTATTATTTGATTACATAATCGTCCTTTATTATATGTTGTAGTTGTCATAATTCTTATATTTTAAAAAATGATATTATTCTTATATTTATTTAAATTAAATACTGATTTCTTATAATAATAAATCTCCAATTAGATATCTGGTGGCAAAACAAGAGCATGTAAAATTCTTGATAAAGTTATTAATGATTTTTTAATATTAATATAATTGAAACTATTATTTTACCATTTTTTTGGAGGTGGTTCATTTGAATTTTATATGCAAAATAAATATGGAGTAAAATTAATAGTTAATGATAAATTTACTCCATTATATAACTTCTAGTATCAAGTTAAAATAGATAAAAATAAATTATGTGAAGAATTGCAAAAAAATAACAGAAGTATCAAAAGAAGATTTTATGAATTATAGAAGTACAATTATGGATCTAAATAATAATATATTACAACAGGCAATTCAATATTTTATTATAAATAGATGTTCATTTAATGGTTTAACTTTATCCGGTGGTTTTTCACAAGAAGCAAGTAAAAAAAGATATACACCATCATCAATTATTATTTGAATTGATAACACAAAAAATAAATTGGATATTAACATATAATAATTGATACAAACTAGACATATTCAATGAATAAAACAAAAATCATCCGAAATAATAATAATTATTTCTAAATTAAAATGGTACTCCTCTGCCTCCCCATTTTAATTTATAATATTTTAAACTATATTTATTTAAAGGTTTTTTATAATAAGCAAAATAAGCAATTAATGCTGTTGTTATTAGAATACCTCCAACAATCATTTGTTTTTTGATTATTATTATGAAATAAGTTTTATATATATATATCGGATCTTTAAAAGAATAGGTGGATATTGTGGGATTCGAACCCACGCTGTGCAGAGCACAATATCATCTTAAGTGATACGCCTTAAACCACTCGGCCAAACATCCGATATATATGAAAAAAATAATACAACTGAAATAATTTAAATACTTTTTATTTAACTATCACATAATTATTAAAGATAAGTTATCCTTATATAACTTTTTATATATAAGTTTTAGAAATAATATAAGGTGTATTTGGATTTATAACTTCATTTGATTTAATAAGAAGACTTTTATATACTACAAAAAAATCTTTAATAATAATATGATTTGAAATTGAATTAATTGTTTTTTCGAGTAATTTATCAGGTAATTGTTTTTTAGTGTTATTGCATCTTTCTAAACTTATTAATAATTTTTCCATAAAATTATTATTTTTATTTTGAAAATATTGTGTAATATTATCTATAAATAATTTTATTGTTTTTATAAATGAAAATATCACATCAAAATTATTTTTAGATTTTATTATATTATTTTTTGAATTCTTATTTATAAAACTTAATACAAATACAAAACCTAAATTTTCCAAATAATAATCTTTTCCATATAATTCATATTTAAAATAACCTCCTTTTTCTATTCTATGACATATAAAATCTTGTCCTAGAATTCCTTCTAAACTAATAAATTCATCATTTTTATATGAAAAATAACTATAATAAAACATTATAGAAAAAATACATTGAGTAAAAATATTAATAAATAATTTATCATTAATATTTATCAAATGCATCATAATAAATTCATATAAATTACCGTGATAATATAAATTCTCATAAAATGTTATATCATAATTATTTTGAGATGATAATTGTGATGAAGATTTATCATTTAAAAGTTTCTTATATATTGAAATATTACTACAATTAACTTCATTATAATATAGTTGATAATGTGGAGAATAATTTTGAATTACACAGTTAGATAATTCTTTTATTGTATTTATCAATAATAAATTTTTTTGTAAATATGTTAAAGTTATTATTACTGGTATTTTACTTATATTTGCCTTAAATACAGTCCATAATCTTAAATTTTCATTAATAATTGTTAAATTATTAATATTATCTGTTTTACATTTATTCATTTTATTTTTATTAAAAATTTTTAAGAATGCATTAAAAATCTTTATTCTTTCATTTATATAATCATTATTTCCATTCTTCTTTTCATTTTCTTTCTTTGTTTTTCCTTTATTCTTAAGATCTTTATTATAATAACAACAATCAAATTTTTGAGGATTTGGTCTAATTTCATATCCTTCTTTCTCACATTTATTATCAATCGGACGTCTTTTTACTGGACAAGTATTACGTAAACCTTTAATTCTTGCTATTTGAGGTTTTAATATATCATCTGGTGTTAAATATATTGATGATGACTTAGGACTTGTTGATATTTTCTTATATAAATAATAATCAATAGCAACTTTTTGCAGTACAGTTAATAATTTATTAACAATAACTTCTTTTTTAGGCATAATATCATTATAAATTATTTCATCACACGTTTTTTTAACATTTCCTCCTTTTAATGGTATTGAAATATAATTATGAATAATAACTTTTTTCTTTAAATATTTATGATTTAATGGTATATCATCATGTGATTTATAACGAATACATCTGCCTTCAATTTGCTGTTTTGCAGATATATTCCATACTGGATCAATTTGATGAAAATGTTGAATATGTTTAAAACTGATACCTTCTTTTATTGATGGAGAACCTAAAATAACTTTAATAATTTTTCCATCAATATTTGATTTTGAATTTAAAATAGTTTTAATATATTGTTTATCATAATCAGATAAAGTTGCATCCCATAAAATATACGTTTTATACGGTTGATAAATTTTTGATTTATTTCGATCAGTATAATTAATCCATCCATTATTATTCAAATATTTTTGAATAATATGAAGACAGTAAGTTATAAAATTTGAATAAATTAAATGTTTCCCATCTTTTTTATCTGATAAATATTTAAATAATACATTTAATTTAGGTGCATATTTCTTTAAATCACTTAAAACTAAATCAACTTTATCATATCCATAAACAGATATAGCAAGTTGTCGCTGTTTTAATAAAAAAGTTTCACTATCTTGTGAATTAGTATCTTCTTGATATTTAAACATTTTTATATCTTGTTCTGATGATAGTGGTATTTTTTCAGGTGAATATTCAACTACTGGAAAATCTTTCTTATCATTTATAGAATAATAACTAACTTTACCATTAATATAAGGAATTATATCTTTAATAGATTTGAGTTTTTTATTATCAATTTGTTTAGGATTTAATAATTTAACTAATTCAATAAATTGTAAATAATTATCAAAAACAGGTGTTGCAGTTAAAAAAAACATTTTACAAGATTTATCTGCAAATCGTGAAATATATCGCATAATTAATGCTCTAATTAATTTAGGATTTGTAGGTAATTTATTTTTAATATTAATATCATTAATAGTTTTTTCTTTAATGCCATTAGATATTAAATTATGAAATTCATCAATTATTAAGATTTTATTTTTAGTTAATACTTCTAATGTTTTTTTAATATTACTTGATTTTTTAAATAAATTAATTATATATTCATATGAATATATTAAATAATTTTTATCAATTTTCTCATTAAAAAATATAAGTAATTTCTTTTTTTCTAAAGATGTTATTTTTGGATCATTATATTTCTTTAATTCATTTATAAATTTTGAACATATTATAGGTATTAATTCATCAATATAATTTGTTTTTAGTCGTGCAGGTAATATAATTATAGCCTTCATTTTAGGATTTATTTTCATTATTTTTTCAGCAATAATAATTGATGTTCTTGTTTTACCCGTGCCAATACCATGATAAATTAGTAATCTATCAATTATATCATCAACTTTATAATATTTTTCAACATATCTTTCTAAAAATAATTGTTGTTTTAAAGAAACTTTATTTTTATCTAATAATTCTCTAAAATCTTTATAAATGAATGTTCTACTCATTAAATCAAATTCTATATAATAATTAGAATTTTAATAATAATTAATGGCAATTATATTAGGTGTCAAACAAAGTGCAAGAACTTATCAAATATTACAAGAAAAAAATAATTTTTCATATATTAATAGTAGTAATTCATCAAATTTATTATTTTTAAATGTTGATGAAAATACTAATAATAATGCTGTTATAAGATTTAAAAATAATTATGAAATTGGATATATTCATAATAATATTTCTATTTTTAATACAAGTAATTTAATTACTATCAATAATAATAATATAAATTTATATAAAAATACATATTTATATTGTAATTTAGATGTTAATAATTATTTATATACTTTAAATAATACAACTTATTTTAATAATAATATTCTATTAAATTTGAATAATAATATTGATAATTCATTAAAAATAAATTTTGATAATCATCAAAACCCTATTTTTGAAGTTTCTAAAAATCTTACTAATATTAGAACTCCTGATTTAAATATTTATTCATCAAATATTCGATTATCATCTAATTCTATATTATATACAAATTTTATTGATAGTCCAAATGACAAACCAGTTATTATTAGAAATATGTCGTTTGCTGAAAGTTTGAGAATATTTACAGCTAATATTGTTCAAAATATTTCACTTGATAATAATATATTATTTACTGATCTATTTAGTAAAAATACAGAAATTATAAATCCATATGGTATTTTGACTGATGAAGAATGGACACGATATATGGTTAATAACAAGATTAATATAAATGATACATTATTTATAAAACCTAATATAAATGTAACTAAATTTATAGGTGCTAATAATAATGTTGGAGGTTCAAATATACTTGAATTTAATGTCATACCTAGTAATTCACCAAATAGTAATTTAATATTTTCTATAAATAATAAAGGTTTTATATCAATTGGTAGTAATTATAATTTAAATATACCTTTAAAAATAAATATAACACCTACAAATTCTAATATAATTCAATATACTAATATTAATGATAGTAATAAATGTTATGCTATTAATTCAAATGGTTTTATGAATATTGGTTCAATTAATTATTCACCAAATCAAGTAAATATTAACAAAAATAATAATTATGATAGAAATAATACTGATTTAATTTCTTTAAATATTAATACTATTAATAATACAAGTAATAACAATAATATTAATATTATATTTAATAATAATAATAATTATACAGATTTTATATTTAATACAACTATTGACAATATTAATACTAATGTTAATATTGATATAACTAATTATTTTATCATTAATAATATTATACCAATTGTATCAGCTGAATTATATAATGATAATCGTTTTTATAATACAATATTAGATGACAATAATGGTGGTAATCTTAATGTTAATATAAATTATTCAATTAACTATCCAACAAATGGAATTATTATTGAATGGATATCAGGTAATAATAATATTTTAACATTTATAATATATCCATCTCAATTAGGAACCCCTCCTTCTAGTGTTAATATAGATATTTCTCCTTTATTTAATAAAATTGTTATTAATAAAATTGTATCAAATAATACAGCAACATTTATATTTTATATATATATTGGTACATATATATATTCATATACAGGTAAATATTATCCAAAATTATGTAATTATTTAACAGCAAAAACAAATGATGTAACTTTTTTAAATATTTCACAAAAAGGTAATATTGGAATTGGAACAAGTTATTCAGATTTATATAAATTATATATAGATGATAATGCTTTAATTAATAATATTAATTGTAAAACTATTGATAATTATTTAACAAAAAATATATCAATGTGTAATTGTATTTTAAATGATATTAATACTATTAATAATGTTAAATTGATTAAATCAGATTATATAATTTCTTCAAATAATTTTTTATCAAATTTAGATAATAATGATTGTATTATTAATAGTAATTTAACTATATTATCAAATGGTGGTAAATTTATTGTTAATACAAAATCAATATTTGGAACAAATATAAATCCTTATGAAAATTATTTAGTAACTATTAATTGCTGTAATATTATGGATGATGGATTAGCAATTAAAAATGATATTATTGATAATAATCCAAATTTATTAATATATAGTTCGTGTGAAAAATCATATCCATATATAAAATTACAATCTCCTATAAAATCATATAATATTGGACTTACAAGTAATAATAATTTTCAAATTAAATATAATAATGATAATGTTTCTATAATAGAAAATAATAGTATTAATAATAGTATATCTTTATTAAATAATTATTTTAATATTTTTAAAGATAGTAGTGGAAATATTAAATTTTATGCTGGTATAAATCCTAATTATCTAAATTGGTATGAGTATATATCTCAAATTGGTACAAATATTGCATATAAATCATCATTTAATATTTATGGTGATTTTAATGTTTATTCAAGTACTTCATTACCTATTATTAGTTGTAAAAAAAGTATAATTAATGATTTTATTAATATTTCTATTGGTATTGAAAATACTGAAATAAATTTTTCAACTAATAATTTATTAATTGATTATAATACAACATTTAATTCAAATATATCAGTTTTAAATAATATTTATTTAAAAGGAACAATTTTATCAATTTCTGATTGTAATTTAAAAACTAATATTGCTAAAATAGAAAATCCATTAGCTAAAATTGAAACTATTTCAGGTTATACATATAAAAGAAAAGATACAGGAAATTTGGAAACAGGATTAATTGCACAAGAAGTTATAAGAATATTACCAGAAGTAATCAATTATAATACAGATAATAATTATACAATTTCATATGGAAATATGGCTGGAATATTAGTAGAATGTATTAAAGAATTAAATGAAAAAATAAAATTATTAAATAATAGAATCGACAAATTAGAAATAAAATAATAAATAATATTACATTATACATGCAAAATTTAAATTTAAAAATAATTATTACATGTATATCAATTATAGTTATTAATGATATTATTACTATATATATATCAACTATTTATTATACTAGATTTATGATTTTTATAATTATTTATTTATTATTTGATATATTTAGGATTTATAAAGATTTTTTAGATGTATCAAAAGAATTATCAATTATTAATATTAATTCAAATGTACATAAATTAATATGTGAAGAAATTAAATATAATAATATAATGATTATTGCAATAATGAATAAAATGATAATATTAGAAAATAAACTTAATTATATTGAATTAAAACTTAAAAAAAACCAAAAATAAATATCTTTGGTTTATATATAAATCTTATTTATCAAACAAATGCAATCAATTCTCCATCTATTTTAAGATCTAATTCGCGTTTAAACTCACAATTATACAACTTTTCATAAAAACATTCAGTATGATAAGAATTTTTACCAATTTTAAATCCTTTATATGAAATCTCATTACATTTCTTACATATAAATGATTTATGAGTAAATTTAAAAGGAGTATTGATAATTGTCCATCCAAATTGTCTATTCATCATTTTAACAACGCGTCCAACAATATAAGGTTCTTCAATTTTCAATCCTCCAATTGTTGTTAATTCTGTTTTACATTCATATATATCCAATGTAATTCTTGCAATTTCTTTTTTTCTATCTTGATTATCTAAGATATCCATATAAGTACCAGTTGTAGATGAATAACGAATACCATTAATATCCATTATAAAACCATTACATAACATATCAAGATTATTGAAAGGTGGTTCAATATCAATACACTCACTTTCAGTATTTTTATATGGATATGAAATATCAAATATAAGTTCATTTCCATTTGCTAAAATTAGAACAATTTGTTTATGTTCAATAATAGAATATATACCTGTATATGTGAAATCATTGTTTTTTATTTTCAAAATATCACCATATGTTGCCAATTTGTCCATAAAACTATCGGCGACTTCTTTTGATTTAAAGAAAATATCCATATCTTTTGGTTTTAATGCGCGTTTAGATAAAGATTTTGCAAATTTAATATTATCAAAATTGATTTTATCATATCCATTTGCATAATATAATTCAGAATAATATTTGCAAATCATTGTATCGCGTATATATCCACCATAAATAATGCCATTAAAATCATATACAACATTTTCAATATTTGCATAAGAAACAATAGCCATTGTCATAAGTTTAATATAATAATAATAATATCAATTTTTTTATCTTGAAAGATTATAATGATACATAAATATTTTGCAAATATTTATCTTGCTTATAATTTCATTGTTGGTAGTATTTATTTATTATGGATTATGTTATTATATTATAATAAATGTGAATGTTCAAAACATATATTAGAAAAAATAATACACGTTTATTGGTATGTTATATTTTTTTTAGATATTTTATTGTTCTTTGGTATTTTTTCAATTAAAGATTTATATTTAATTATTATAGGTAATTTATTAGGTTTAGGTAATATATATTTAACTTATAGATATATAAAATTTTTGAATGAAACAAAATGTGAATGTTCAAATACATTATTAAAAAATCTTATTATTATTATTTATATCTTTACTGCATCTATTATTGCTGCCTTTTTTATTGGATTACCTGTTTTATATTTAAGCAATAAATAGTAATGTCAGTTCTTATCCTTAAATATAAATATGTTTTAATATTACG